TGACTGCGATGTCGCAGTAGAGCTGGTTCGCATCGAGGAACAGCGCAGCGGTCTGCAGCCGCGCCGTGTCGATCATGTCGGCCGGGAGCTTCGCACTCACCTCCATGGCCAACCTGAACAGGTCGGCAAAGTTGCTGCTGGGGCCTGAGACGCTATCGGCCAGCCTGGTGACCGTCCGGCCCTCGCGGATGAAGACTTGCACCTCGAGCGCCCAGTCGCCCGATCCGTCCGGGTAGGAGTTCTCGTAGCTGAAGGTCGTCATCCCCTCGCCGGTGCCCTTGCTGCCGCAGTAGTCCGGTACGTTCTGGAGGGTGTAACCCTCGCGCTCCACTAGGAAGTTGCCGGGGTCCCAGTCACCTGCCCTCCGGTTGTAGGTCTGCGTGAACGATCCGACACGGCAGGTGCACTGGAACACATCGCGCACCTGAACGCTGCCCATCGGGCCATCGCCCAGAATCAGGTGATAGCTCGCCGTGAGGTTGTTGCTGGCGTCGTTCTCGTATCGAGCATCGGTTGCCGGTGGTGTGATGAACACGCCGCCTCGATCGCCCACACGCCGCGCGAAGACGATCGGGACGGCCTGACCGATGACGGCTGCCTGCTGCCTGCCGCAGAGCTCTCCCTGGGCTCCCTGGGCCGGTCCTACAGCGTTAGGTGGCTGCACCTCCGCAGCTGCAATGCTGCCGACGGCGATCGTGGAGCCTCTGCCTGTTGCGCCACTGGACGCCACCCCACCGCTCGCGAAGTAATCTTCAATACGCTCTCGCCGCTCTTGCTGACGCTTCAGGAATTCCGGGCTTCTCTCGTAATAGCTGCCCATCAGAACTGCATCCCCATGCCGATCAGATTGTTTGTCATCGTGCGCGGCGGGAACTGAGCGCCGACAGGTGACAGGCTGCTGCCCATCTGCAGTGTGAACTCAAAGCCGGCCTCAGATGCGCTGGTGATCTCACCCAGGAACGTGGAGATCAGCGTCTGCCCAGCCGGTGGTGAACTGACACCATCCGCCACGGGGTCGAACTCGTAGGTCTTCACCTCGAACAGTCGCGCCTGCTCCATCGCCAGGTCGACGGCCTGAACCACGACGCTGGTGGCCGGGATGGTCAGCGTGATGCCGCCCTCATCGCCCGTGGCGCCTGATGCCACACCGGAGGCAGTAAAGGCCACATAGACCCAGCTGGCGCTGTCCCAGGAGACGATCGCGTTGCTGTAGAAGTTCTGCCACCGCTGATAGGTGACGCCCGCTGAGTCGTAGATCCGCAGGAACTGAGACTGTGCTCTGGCCATCAGGCAACCCCCACAGCACGACGACCGGCATAGGTGCGCAGCCGGGCCATGGTGGCCGATTCAGTGGCACGCATCGCCCTCTGCAGGTCCTGCATGGTCACCCAGTTCTGGCCATCAGCCTGCATCACAGGGCCGGTGGTGATGTTGATCTGGGCCGGCTGCATCGCAACGCTGCCGCCACCTCCGGGGGACTGCAGGTAGTTCAGGGCCGTGGCCCTCATCTTGCTCTGCGGGATGATGTACTCCGGTTCGCCGCCATCACCCACGAGCGCCAGTGTCGGCTTGGTGACAACACCGCCTTGTGCGTAGGTGGGGATCTGCTGCTGTTGCGGGCCGGGGACCGGGGGAATGTTGGGGATTTTGACGCCAACCCGTCTCGCCAGGTCAATGGCGAAGTTCACCTTCTGGATGAAGCTGTTCAGGCTGTTGGTGACGAACGTCAGGATGCCGTTCCACACGTTCTGGATCATTTGGCTGACGGCAATAAACGGCGCCTTCAGCGCATCGGCCAGCGTGTTGAACAGGTTGACCGTGCCATCCCATGCGGCCTGGGCGAATCCTGTGATCTTGTCCCACAGGTCCTTCGCAAACTCCAGCATTGGAGTGACGTAGTAGTCAACGTAAGCCTGAGCCAGCGCCTTAAAGCCCTCGATCAGCAGATTCGACGCGTTGTTCAGGAACTCACCTATGCCAGTGATGATCGCGCTGATCTGCTCACGGAAGATGTAAACGATGCCCACCAGGGCAGCGGTGACCAGCACTACGATCCCAACCGGGCCGGTGAGCACGGTGCCGATCGCCGCCAGGATCCCCTTGAACGCTCCTAGAACGCTTGCAACGATGCCCGCAGCCCACGGAGCAACGAAAGCGGCCAATGTCTGCAGGCCGGCAACAATGCCAGCAATGCCGGTCTTGATCGGCAGCAGCAGGGCCGCATAGCCGGCGATGGTGGCGGCGATCTTCAGGCCTGCCAGTGCCTTAAGAGCGCCGACGACGGTCGCGATGCCAGGGGCCAGCACGACAATGGCGCTTAGGCCGCCAGCAATGGCGATCAACCCAGCGGAAACCGTCGGGTGAGCGGTCACGAAGTCCGCGACCCTGTTCAGAATCGCGCCAAACGGCTTGTCTAGCTTCTGCATGGCTCCGAGCACCTCGCTGCCTATGGCGATCTGGCTGATCTTCAGCTGGTTGTTCATCAGCTGCAGCTTGTTTGCCGTGGTCTCCGATCGCACGCCGAACTCTTGCAGCACAGACCCAGCGGCGGACGTCTCATCACCAGCCAGTGCGATCAGCCGCTGCATCTCGTCAAGGTTCCCCAGCAGCGGAGCCAGGGCTCTTGCCTCATCACCGAACAGGCTGGACAGCAGGCTGATCTGCTGAGCCTGGGGCAGCGCGGCAATGCGCGAGAACACTTCAGACACAAGCCCGATGGCGTCCTGCTGGAAGCGATCAGCGAAGGCCTGCGCTGACGATGCCGCCAGCTCTTGCGCCCTGACCTTGGCCGCCTCCTTCTGCTTGGCCAGCATGGCGTTTTCCGCCGCTTCGACTGCCTTCTGCCGATCCTCGACGGCTTCCACCTCTATCTGCTTCCGGTCGTCCATCTCGTCTCGGATGCGGGTCAAGCGATCGCGCTCAGCCCTGCGCTGAATCTTGAGCTGCCTCTCAACGTTGTCCCGGATGATGTCGATCCGAGCCTCGTAAGCATCGTTGATCCGGTCCACCTCCCGCTGGCTGTCGGTGTTGGTGGCCCTGGCTCGATCTCGCGCTGCTCGGGTCAGCTGTTCCTGCTCTCGCCTCAGCGCCTTGATCTGTGCATCAGAGCGGTCCCTGATGCCATCCTCGGCTGCGTCAAACTCATCGCTCACGCTGTCCTGGATCGCCGTTAGCTGGTCCCGGTAGCGCCGGTCGATCTCTTTGCGCAGCTGATCGGTTTCGTCTCGGGCGATGTCCACACGAGCCTGTGACTCGCGCTCCACGGCCCTGGTCAGTTCTGCCTCATAGGCGCCTGCGTCCTGCAGCGCATAGCCCAGCCGGTTCAGTGCGCCGATCTGCTTGTCCGTCATGTTCGGGCCAGCGCTCAGCGCCCTCACCAGGTTGCGGAAGCTGGTGGCTGCGACCTCAGACTCCGCGCCGGCCTGGATCATGGCAGCACCGAGAGCCATGGTCTCAGACGCGGCAAAGCCGGCAATCTTGCCAGCGGAGCCGGCCCTCTTCATGAACTCGACCAGGTTCGACGCCGTAGCGCCGCTGTTATTGCTGACGTAGTTCATCTGGTCTGCGAACGAACGCAGCTCCTCGGTGCTCATTCCCAGCGCCACGCGCATCTGGGACAGCGCCGTCCCTGCGTCAGCGGCTGTCATGTCGAACGCAATGCCGACCTGGGCCACAAGCGTGGCAAAGTCCTTCAGCTCCTCGCGGGCGATGCCTGACTGGCCCGCTGCCGCGTAAATCTCAGCGAAGCCCTCAGCGGCCACCGGGATCGTCTTTGTCAGATCCAGGATCTCGTTCTGGATCTCCTTGAACGCCGTCTCCGACTCCAGGCCGCTCACCACCTTCCGAACGTCGGCCATGCTGCTCTCGAAGCGCATTGCCTCACGAGCCGCCAGCGCCAGGCCCGCCGAGAGTCCCGCAGCAGCCGCTGCAGTGGCCTGGAACGACGCAGACGATACGACGGTGCCAATGGCGCCTCTCACGTCTCTGGCGGCGCCCTCGATGCCGACCAGGCCCTTCTGCAGCTTGCCCAGGTCCGCCAGGCCGGTGATCTTCGCGGAGATCCGCAGAATGGCATCCATGTTCATGGCCGCTGCCTCGCCGCTTTCTTGCCTGCCTCGTCAATCAGTTGGAGTGCGTGGGCTTCCATCACCTGCAGATTCTCCAATGACTGGCGACGGTCCCGTACATTGTAAATCCGCATCATCTCGAATAAGACGCCATAGTCAAAGCCCAGCAACCCAGCAGGGCCGGCCCTCCATTGCGTCGTCATGCCTAAGAACAGACGCACGTCAGTCTCGTGCTCGGGCCAGACCGCCACGTCGGCAGGCTTGCGGATGTGCTCTGGCAGGAATGACTCATCCAGCCCGTAGCGGGCCAGCTGCTCCTCCATGTCAGCGCCTGCGCTGTTGCTGGCTTGCCACCACCAGTCAACAGCGCCCGTCAGTTTTTTTTCTTCGCCGCGTCGAGGGACTTGGCCCACTGCATCACGATCTGAGCTGCCACGGTCGGAATCTCGACCAGCTCTGTCAACGCCTGAGCGGTGAATGGCACCTCGTCTCCGTCATCGTCCACAACGTCAGACCAATCGATCAGGATCTCGCGGCAGGCGCTGATGTTGGTCAGGCCTTCGGTCTCCTCATCGTCTGAGCTGTAGCGGCCAGCATCGAGCCGATCGGCCAGGCGCTTGATCTCGTCGATCCTGGACTGCTTCAGCCACGCGAAGGTAGCGGTGAAGGTCTCGGTGATGCGCTTGCCTCCATCGGTCGGGAGGGTGATCTTGACGGGCCAGGAGTAAGGCTCTTTCTGCTTGAGAACAAGTGCCATGGATCAGTGGGGGTGGTGTGGGGTGGTCTGGCCCTGGGTCAGGTGAACGCCAGGGTGAAGTCGTCGTTGCCGGCCGAGGATGGCAGGCAGCGGAACGGCAGGGTGATATGCGTCACGCTGTCGCTCTCGACATAGGTCGGAGAGTCGAAAGCGGTCTGATCAGCCGTGAAGGTGATGATGTTGCCGGCACTGCTGCCATGAACCCAGGTGATGGTTGCCTCGGTCTGAGCGTTGACGGCAGCGATGAAGTCCTTCGTGGCGAACGCCGGCAGCTCGATGGTGATCGAGCCGGTGGTGCGGCGATCGGTCAGGCGGACTTGCTTGGTGCAGCCAGCCTTTTGCTCGAACGTCATCTCGGTGCCGAGGCTCAGGCTGAACTCCGTCATGCAGGCACTGAAGCCATGGACGGTCACCGTGGCGGTGTTGTCAGCATTGACCGAGAGCGGTGTGGCCTGGTTGCTGTAGGTCGGGCTTGGCAGCGACAGCGCAGTCGGAGCACCAAAAATGCCCATATGGCTGAACGCAATCGTGGGGATTGCGCCGGTCGACAAGCTCATGTCGAACGAGCCGCGAATGCCGGTGATGGCCTGCTCGCTGCCGTTGTCGATGAAGAACTGCATTGTGTAGCTGTCGAAGCTATCACTCACCGGGGCGTAGGTGACGCTGGTCGCAGATACGATCGTCTCGCCCAGGCCGGAAGCAGTCAGCATCGGGCCATAGCGCGGGGCTGTGCCAGCGGTGCCGGAACCAGCGAGCTCAACCGTGGCGCTGATCGGCACTGAACGCTGGCCGATGACGTTCTGGCGGTTGCCGAAGTAGCTCTGGATCGTCTCGCGCTCGATCAGCTCCATCTCCAGGGGCGTGACATCGAGCTCGGTGAACAGCAGCGCATCAGTCGCCGCTGGTGTGGGATTGGTGCCGTAGACGCTTTCGGCCTTCACCAAGGCCAGTCGGTTTCTCCACAGGGCCATTGGTTACTCCGGGTCGGGAACAGGGGAAGGCTCCGGCTCATTCTGACAGGCCACGGGGGCAGGGCAGACAAGGGGCTCCGGCTCCGGCAATGCCTCACCAGGCTGCGCTGTGCGCCTGACGCAGACCCACTCGTTGTTCACCAGCTCATACGATCCGCCCTCTGTTGGCCGTGGCGGGATTGGGGCTGACTTCTTGGCCATGGGCAGGATGCGATGCCCAACGGTATCAAGCCTGCGTCAGGTCGCCCTCCCGCGTCCTGTATTGCACCTCGTAAACGTGGACCCACCACATCGAGCTGAGGTCTGCAGGATCGAGCTGGGGATTGTCGTTTGTCGGCACGATGTCAGTGGCCAGGCCGCCGATGGTGGTATCAGCCATCAGCAGCGCATGGGCCGAGATAATGATCGGATCCACCAGCACGTCGGGGATGTCCCCCCGGGTGTGAACGATCACCTCCACGTCCATGGTGTGGTGCAGCTTGCAGGTGCTGTGCCTCTGTGCGCGACCGGGGCCAGGCTGCACGATCAACACGGGAGCCTCAGCACGAGCGATTGCTGCTGCCCTGCTGCGGTAGACCGCCGTGACGCCGGTGGTGGAGCCCAGGATGCTGGTCAGGGCGGCGAGGATTTGCTCACGGATGCTGGCCATCAGCTGCGCACCTCGATCGCGCTGATGCGGCCGCGCTGGAATTGGATCGTAGTTGTGTCGTTGATGTTGGCCACATAAAGCGCGATTTCATCGCCATCAGCGAGCTCAACCATCCAGAAGCAAAAGAGCTTTGCAATCTGCCCCGTGGAGCCGCTGAAAGCGCGGCACTCGGACTGATCAATGCCGACGCCGTTCTTAGCCAGCTTGATGCCGAGCGTGTGGTTATTGCCGGCATAGGCATCCATGCTGGCCTGAACCATGAACAGCTTGGTTGCGCCGCTGTCGTTCTTCAGGCCAAACGTATCGTTAGTGCCCAGCACCACCTGGTAGTCGGTTGCGCTGTCAAGCGTCGCCGTGAGTCCGGTGCTTTGGTAGGTGCCGGCGCTTGTGATGGCGATGGTGCCGCTTGTGGTTTTGCTGGCCTGGCCGCGTGCCAGTACGCCTTCGATGTAGTAGCTCAGGCTCGACCATGCGGTCGTGCCATCACCGATCTTGTATCGGCGGGTGTCAGTCTCGACGCCGATCTCGCCCAGCAGCAGGACAGGATTCGCTGCGGTCCAATCAGCGGCTGTGTCATTGCGCAGCTTGAAACGGGTGAAGGTCGTCATGCGCCGCCGCTGTCGAGCACGTTGCCCTCAATGTAGGTCGTGCTCGCGTTGCCTCCATCCATTACCACGGTGCTGGTGGTTCCCACGCTGTCGCCATCAAGTACGGCCGGGTCTGACGTGCTCTGCTCTGGTGTGGCGAGCCGCTCTAGGGTCAGGCTGCAGAATGCGCCGTCATCCAGCAGCATCGGAGGCCCGAGCAGCTTGTAAGGGTAGCCGTCGACGTTGATGCCAGCGCCGTGCATCAGATCGCCGAACTGATCAGTGCGGCAGGTCAGGGTGTAGTCAGTGCTCACCACCATGCCGCCGGCGATCGTCTCGCTGGGCATGTCGAGGATGCCATTGCCTGAGACGCTGCCAGCTGTCACCGGTACAGCGTGCTCGTCGGTGTTTAGGAACAGGTCTAGGTCTTCGGTGAATGCCATGGCTATCGCCCCACCTGACTCAGCCTAATCGTGCAGTCGGCTGCACTGCCCAGGGTGGTGGTCATCAGGCGTCAGGGAACGGCGCAGTGGGTGGGGTGAAGTTGGCGGTATAGCGGGCGACGCCTTTGGTGATGCGGAGGTCGTCTATGTGGCCTTTCCATTGAAGTGATGAAGGTGTTTCAGACAGCGCTCCGATTCTTACCACATGCGAAGCTGAGCCTGTTATATTGTCAGTAGCATTACTATTCGAGCCTACAGAAGTTCCATTAACATACAGAGTCAAGACGCCTGATGCACGTACTGCGGCAATGTGCGAAAACGAATTTACGGTTACAGTACCGGCTGCGACGCTCGTATACCCAACCTTAGCGAACCACTGGCCTATGTTTTGAATAACGATCACTCCATCGCTATTGTTACTTCTGTAACAAAAAATAGTCCCGGTCCTGGGTTCAACAGGGTAAGCAAACGCTTCTATTGTAAAATCGCCTGTTCCGAAATTGAAATCTGCGTCGTTTGACGGGCCTGTTAAATAATCATCACTGCCATCGAATGCAATACTGCTGCCACCAAACTTGCTTTGCGCCGTACTGATCTGCGCGTTGCCAAACGCCGTCACCGTCTTCGATGACGAGCTGCTGTCAACAATCGTCGTGCTGCCGTTGGTGCCATCGCCATGCAGCAGCAGGGAGACATTTGCGAAATCGGGATCTGTTGGCCCTGTTGGCCCTGCCGCCGCGAACCGATACGGGTTGATGTAGATGATGCTCATTCCGTCACCTCGACCCAGTAGAGCGACTCGCGTTCAAGCGTCATCGGGTCATCCGGAAGGAACTGGCCATCCTCGCCGCGTGATTGCTCGACACGCCACAGCTGGCCTGCGTCGTCCATCCACTCCTGCCCCAGATACTGTGCAGCTGGCTGAGCACCACCGCCCAGTGCCTCCACAAAGGCCTCGGGCAGGTTGCTGCTGATCGCCAGCGCACGCACCTCCTGGAGCAGTTCAGGGCTCACCAGACCCAGCCTGCGCATGCTCAGCCATGCAGAGCGGAAATCCGCAACATCGCCACCGGCAGCATTCAGCAGCGTCGCAGGCAGGCTTAGAGCCGCTGCAGGGGCTGCAGCGATGCCGCCATTGAGCAGGGAGTTGATCTCAGGATGGCTCAAGAGCGCACGCTTAAATGTGCGCCAGTCAGCAGCAGGGGCCGGTGTCGGCAGCTCGATCAGCTCCCAACCGTGGCGCCATTCCAATGCATCGAGGTCAACAGTCCACCGCTGCTGCACCGTGAAGCCTTCAACGTCATCGGGCCGGACTTCCTTGACGATCCGCAGCACCAGATAGCGCGGGTCGAGCCCCACCACGGGCTGGTCGTCAGCCCTCGGGTAGCTGAGGATCTGCTGATTGATCGTGTCCCAGAGTGCGAGGTTCATGGCTTCAGCTCCGGGAGACGTAAAGGGTGACCTTCAGGCCAGCGCCTGCGGTGCCGCTGCCCACCTGGTCAATGTCGATCGTGATCTCTGCATCATCCGCCAAGGCTGAGTCTGAGATCACCGGAGGGGTCGCTGCCGTCTCGCTCGTTTTCTCTCCGTCATCAATGCTCAGCTTCGTGCTTAGCACTGACGTTCCGGCTTCGTTGATGTCAACGATCAGATCGCTGCCCACTGGCGCCGTGGTCACTGTTGCCTTCACTGCGGTCAGTGTGCCAGCGGTTGGCATCCTGAGCGTCACCTTCGCGGTGCCGGTCGTCAGCGCTGTCGTTTCGTCGCTGCAGGCGATGACGTAGATGTCATCAGCGCCGCCCCACTGCGTTTCGTAATCGACTCCGCTTGACTTCTTCAGTAGCTGCCCCGCTGTTCCCCCTGCGGGAACTCCTACTCCATCAGCACCATCGGCACCATCGGCACCATCGGCACCATCGGCACCAGCGGGGCCTGTTGGACCTGTTGGTCCTGTTGGGCCAGCCAGCGTGCCGAGGTTGTCCCAGGCGCTTCCATCCCAAACGTAAAAAACTCCTGTATCTTCCGCTTGGTAAATATCGCCCGTGGTGGCGCCACCAGGGAGTGCGGCTTCATTGGCGACGGTGCCGAGCACATTGAGCGCACTGAATGAAGACCCTGAATCATCCAGGCCAATACCGATCAGTGGGTTGAATTTATAGGCCATCTCTTCAGCTCCAGTAGATGGTGTCTATGCGCGTGCTCGTGCTGACGTAGGTAATGTTGAGCACACCGACAGTTCCACCACCAGAGCCGCCTTGCTTGTAGGTGATCGTGATCAGCCGATCGCTGCCGTCGTAGTCAAGATCAGCGAAATCAGCAGTGGCCGGGGCTGAGAAGCCACCGATTCGGGGAAGGCTCATAGCACACCGGCTAAAGTCCTCATCATCTTACCCGTCCGCGCAGGCATGAAAAAACCCCGCCATGAGGCAGGGCTTGCCCACTCGCAGGTAGAGCTTAGCCGTACTTCTTGAGGCCAAAGCCGAAGCAGGTGACCGCAGAGCTGGCGGTGCCAGTCTCAGCAGTGCAGCTCAGGCGGATGTAGCGCTTGAGGTCGTTGGAGTTGAGGGTCAAGACTTCCTTGTAGGCAGCGTTGCCGATCGCGGTGAAGGTGCCACCGGTGGCTGCGGTGTAGGTCGAGTCGTCGGCAGACTCTTCAATGCGGAAGGTCAGGTCTGCGGCAGCGCCTGCAGCGGTGCCAGACAGAATGATCTGGACATCGCCCTCGTAGCCGGCGAGGTCGACGCCGGTCTGATCGCCAGTGGCGGTGATGGTGGTTGTGGCCAGGAGGGTGAAGTGCTCGAGCTTGTCGAGCGTGAGCTCATGGAGTGCCATGGGTCGTGGAGCGACGGGTTCGTGGTTTGCGTTTGATCGGCTCTGGATCCTCCGCCAGCGGCTGCACCTCTGGGACTGCTGCCGGGGCCAGCTGCGCCTTGCCGCTGCCGATCAGCAGCCGGGCGTCGCGGCCGTCCACCTCCACCACGTCGCCAACCCTTGCGGGCTGGCCGGCGATGGAGGTCTGACGCAGGATCTCAAGCCTCATGGGTCATCAGAGGGTGTTGTTGCCGCGACAGAAGGCCTCGGGGTGACGCACAGCCACATCGACATCCTGCAGTGCAGTGACGCGCACGCCGCCGCTCTTGTCGTTGGCGTAGGGGTTCACCTGGATATCCAGCGACCCCCACATCCCCATGATCATCTGGCTCCACACCCCCATGAAAACGTCACCAGTGGCCACCTGGTTGGAGCGCACCACGGGGTAGCCGTTGACAGTGCCGCCGGGCTCGAGCACAAACTGAGCGGTGCTGGCTGCCTTCTCGGTGGTCTTGAAGCCGCCGTAGATGGTGCTGTTGGTCAGGTAGCTCATCGCGCCGATGTCGGCGTTGTCGGCGGCAATCTTCGACTCCATGCTCACCAGTTCGGCATAGGTCGGGTTAGCGGCGTTGAAGTCCTCGGTGTTGATGCCTGTCACCAGCTTGAGGCCTTCGGGCTGGCTGCTAGAGCCCAGGCCATACAGCGCAGCGCGGTCGATCTCCAGGGCGATCACAGTGGCCAGCTCGGTGCGGACCATCTGCTCAACGTCGATGGAGCTCTGCAGCATCAGGCGGCGGGAGAACTCGGTGAAGGCGCCGAGCGTTTTGGCCACCAGGCTCACCTGATCAACGGTGGGCTCGGATTCGGTGGGGTCACCACCTTCAGCCACCCAGTAGGCAGTCGCGGCGCCAGTCTGGCGGGGGATTGCCACGGGGCCTTGCAGGCCGGTGAGCATGGTTACGCCGAGGGTGTTCAGGGCCAGGCGGTTGCGCAGCAGTTCGATGAAGCTGCCGGGGCGAGCATCGGTGAACACCAGATCGCCAGCGCTGGAGGCGTTGCTGACGGTCAGGTCGCGGCTCAGCACGTCGTTGGGGGCCAGGATGCCGCGAGGGGTCACGCCCATGCGCTGAGCGGTGGCATCGGAGACTTCGCGCTCGAAAGCGGCAGCCTCGTAGGCAGCGCGGTCGTTGGGCATCATCTGCGCGCGGATTGCCTTCACGAAGCTGAAGCTGCGAGCTTCTTTCTCGGTCAGGCCGATGTCAGCAGAACCACCACCGGATGCGATGGGCTGAGCGGAACGGGCAGGGGTTGCAGGGGTTGCAGGCTGGGCAGCGGGACGCTTAGCGATCTCGGCCAGAACCGAGCGCATAGCGTCAGCTTCAGAGGCACCGGATTCGATCAGGCCCTGGGCCAGGTCGTCTGCCTTGTGCTCACGGCAGAGGGAAGTAATAGAGGCAACGCGGGTGCGCTCATCGGCCGCAGCCTGAGCCCGCACGGCCTCCATGTCGATGGTGGAGGTGTCCATTTCGGTTTTGATGTTTTGGGACAGGGGTGCGACCGTGGTCGCTGCAGCACCGGGGGGACCGGCGCTGCTGGTGGCCTTGCGGCCTTGGCCAACCGTATGGTCGGCGGGGATTGACACGGCGCTGACCTCCATCGGAGTGAAGGATGTCACCAGTGCCATGCCTTCCCGGCTGGTGGTGTCGAGCGGTGCATCGATGCTGTACATGAACGACACGTTCCTGATCGTTCCGCTCTCCCAGTCCTGGCGGCGCTTGTATTCTTCGCTTCCTTCGATCTTGGTGTTCGGGCTCCAGCGAGTGCGGACACGGCCGCGGCGGTCGTCGCCCATCCAGGCACGCTCAACGACTCCCAGCACGACCTCAGCATTGTGATTCCACAGCCATGGCGCCGCGCCACTGTTCAGGCGGCTCATGTTCATGGCCTCGGGGTCGTGGCTGAGCACCTCCATCCCGAAATATCGCTCGACCGGCTGCTCTGAGCTGAATGTGAACTCCACTACCTCGGGATCCTCATCAGCACGCGCAACCTCAGCCACCACCGCCGAGCGGTAGAGGGGCTGAGAGTTGAGGTCGCGCAGATCCATCGTCGAAGGGTGGCCCTTTGCTGCCATGCTATCCGCTGGGGGTTCAGTGCTCTCTGCGCTGCGCTCGCCTCGCGCCTTCTTTATGCTCTCGCCCTTGGCGGTGCTCCAGGTCTGGCCAGCGTCACCACCCCAGGCTGCCCATGCGACACGCCCAGGTGAGGGGTAGCCGTCCTCGTCTGGGCTGAAGCCCTTGCCCTGCTTGTCCACCTCATGCCTGGCGAACCAGGCCGCCATGACAATCACCGTGTCGGGGCTGAGCTCATCGCCGGAGAGGATCTGGCTGGCCCTGCGGGCTGCCACGTCGGTGCCGCCAGCCTCGCCGTCTTCCTTCCACGCGCGATAGCGCCGTGCCTCTGCCCTCATGCCCTCGGTGGGCATCAGGTTGATCTCAGTGCCGTTGACGTTGGCCATCAGTCCTCAGTGGTCGGGTCGGGTTCCTGCTCTGGTGTGGCGTTCGGGGCGCCGCCCTGCTGATCGTCGGCCGGGTTGGTGTCGAACTGCAGGCCCAGTTGTTCAGCCCTGTCCACCTCATTGGCACGAGCAACCAGCAGATCCTCGATGTCACCACCACTCTCGGCGACGATCTGCGCCTGCGTCTTGAAGCCAGATCTGACGGCTTCCTTGTATGCCGCCACTTCCTTCTGCGGATCCACCCAGGCCCATCCGCGCGGATACCACTGAACGGCCTCATAGCGCTCTGGCATGGCCTCATAGTCGGGCAGCCGCAGCTGGCCGGCTCCAACGGCAGCGGCCAGCCAACGCTCATAGATCGGCTGCAGCAGGTGCTCGATCATGAAATCTTGCAAGATGCGCCACTGCTCGCGATCTTCCAGCAAGCTCAGCCGGCTGCTGCTGTAGTTGCTCTGGCTGAAGTCGCGGCTAATCGTCTCGTAGCTGCAACCGATCGCGGCGGCCACCGAGCGGAGCATTCCGCGCAGGAACGGCTCAAACTGCCCATCAGGGGCGTCGAGCTGGGGAACGTTGACGGTTTCGCCGGGCGCCAGGTACTTAAAAACGCCAGGCTCGAAGCGGCTCACCTGATCGCCGTCGAGCACCTCATCACCCTGGAGCTCGCCCTCGGGCGATTGGATGAAGCCCATAAGGCTGCTGTTGGCCCTGGCTCTGACCACCTCGGCCTCCTCGTAGCCGTCCAGGTGGTGAAGTCGCTTGATGGCGCTGGCCACCCATGGAGCGCCACGGGTCTGGCCGGGTCGCTCGGGGATGAACAGGTGGATGATCTGATCGGCAGGCACCTCGATCACTTCGCCGCCGCGAGCGTTGGCAATGTCGCCCGGGTGCGTTGTGCGGAACGCATACCGCACAGGCCGCCCCCAGCGGTTGACTTGGACGCCCATGCGCCACTGGTTCCCGTTGGCATCCTTGCCGTAGCTCTTGCCCTCGTCGCAGTAATCCGACTCGATGATCTCGATCCCGAGGGGGATCCGGCTGCGCCCGAACGGTTCGGGGATGACCCGCAGGAACACCTCGCCGGATTCGGCCACGGCCGTGATCGCCAGCCGCAGGATCTCGGCCATGCTCAGCCGGCCAGCGACGTGGCAGCGGTCAGCCCTGCACCAGGTCTGCCAGGCTGCCTCAATGCGGCGATTGATCGGCTCGTTCAGCCGGTTGCCGCGTTGCATCCGCACACGGCCCTGCATCCTGATGCCACGCCCGACGACATTGGCGCCGATCGCGCGGATGGCTTGGCGGGCGTAGGGAGAATCACGGACGAGCTGACGCGAGCGGTTCCGCAGCCGCACCAGGCTGCCGTCGATCTCCGCGTCTGCGCTGGTGCTGCTGGTGATCCAGTTGGCAGTCAGCCGGGACTGCAGTGCGCCCTCATAGGCTCGCCGGCGTTTCGGGGTGTGCGCCTCCGGCATGGATGCGGCTTTGCCGGCGATGCGGCCACCCGCTGCTTTCCTGGCCATCAGAACCTCACAAAGACGTTGCGGGGATCACCCAGTCCCTGCGCGATCTTCTCTGCTGCTCGCTCACGGGCGACGATGGCCTTGAGCTGCGCCTCGCGCTGCATCAGCAGGCCGAGGTCGTTGCTGGTGTAGCTGCGGTTCCCGATCGAGTATTGCTTCGCGCCCTTGCTGACGATGGCTCTAATGGCAGCCTGAACCGCGTCCAGATCTTGCTCTGCCTGGCTGCGGCCATCAAATGCCGTGGGGTCGCCGGTGAATGACAGTGACGGCAGCACCTCGGTTGTTCCGCTGCCGGTGACCACCACCACGGCGCCGGACGTGATGCGGCGCTGCCAGTACCAGGTGCCGCTGGCCCAGGATTCCGTAGTCGCTGCTGACAGGGCCACGTCCCAGCCACCATCAGCGCGGGCCGATCCGGCAACAGTCGCGCCCTCGCCTGCGGTGTTGGTCCTGAAAGAAATCTGCAGCGTCCAGGTGTCCGACGTGGCCGGGGAGTCGGTGACAAGCGCAGGCGGCTCGATCCACTGGATTGTCGAGCCGCTGTAAATCAGGGCGGGAACAGTCAAGTTTTAGCCCGCGCAACTGCGGACAGTGTAAGCAGCGCGGAGAATAACCCCGCGCTGCCCTTGCCGCGCCGCGCCGGGCCTCGCCACGCCGTATCAAAACCATCCATGAGGATGGCAGAGAGCCCCGAAGGGCTCTGTGCCACCGTCTGTGACCCTTGCCATGCCCGTCCTGACCTGGCCACGCCTCGCCAAGCCGCGCCTCGCCGTGCCGGGCCTGCGACCATCCGTGAGGATGGCAGGGAGGGGAAGACCCTCCGTGCCACCGTCTGTGACCCTTGCCGGGCCTCGCCCAACCAGGCCGTACCGCACCCGGCCTTGCCTAGCCCGTCCCGACCTTGCCACGCTGGGACTTACACCTTGTGAGGATGCCCAGTGCATCAGTCGAAATCGACTTCAAAACGGCCATGCTTGGGTCGCCAGTCACCCATGCCGACAAATCGGCCAGCATCGCTAGCGATTTCCTCGACGTCTCGCCGGTTCAGCACGTCAGGGTCGTACTGGAATCGAGCCACGCAGACCCAATGCCGAAAGATCGGGCGTGTGCGCATGACCTTTGCCATGCCGACCTTGACGCGGACTTTGTGCGTGAAATCACCTGACTCAAACATTTCGGCCAGCGTGTCGTCATTGATTACGTCTGGCTTGCCTTGAAAATCCAGCGTTGCGTGCTGCGTGAAGTACAGGCCACACCTGGCATCGCCTCCACGTTTCTGTTTCTTAGCGCCAGCAATCATCAAGCTTTCAATCACATGGTCTGGAATGAGCAGATCATCCTCAGAACGATAGAGGCCAGCCAGCCATTCAAGGCGAGACATCTCATCAAAATCAGCGTCAGTCTTTTTGCGTTTGCCGCTTATGACTTTCATTGCCTTGGCATAAGCGTTCTGCGGATCGGCGGTTTGCCCGTTGTGGCACAACAACGGGCTCAAACCCCGCATCCGTACTTGGATCTCTGGGAGGTCGAACATTGGTGCGTGTTTTGGTGATTGGGATGGCCAGTGATGGCGCTGCAACGTGAACGGCTTGCACCTGCTTGCGTGGATCGAGCTTGAAGCGTTGGCGGCGGACTGAGTTGGTTATGCCGTCGTGGCATTCGGAGCACAGCGTCAGAAGGTCAGACAGTGGCTCGTTGCCGAAAGACGGGTAGCGATAGTCCGGGGGTCCGGCATTGCGGTGGTGAACCTGCAGAGCAGGCCAGCCCAGCTCGGCCAGTTGCTGCCGCGTTATGCCGCAGCCTTGGCAGGTGTGCTGATCGTGATCGAGGCGTTGCTTGCGCTTGCGCTGCCAAGCGGCAGAGCGGTAGTAATCCTCCATTCCGGGTAGGGTGTGTGTGGATCGGGTTCGATCCTGCTCAAATCATACCACGTTCAAACCATGGCACAGGGCATACGGGTTCAGGTGGTGATGCCGCCAGCTGTCGCGGACCAGCTCAAGGCCAGGGCCGAAGCCCAGGGCCGGACCGTCTCAAGCCTTGCCGCCTACATCATCGAGACGGCGCTGCGCTCACCAGCCGGTGACGAAACCGGGGCCGCTGGGCTCTGATCGACGGCGGCGCTTTGGTTTGGACTCTCCCCCTTTGCGGCGCTCTTCTGCTGCTGCCTCTAATTGCGACCAGATACTGGCCCTGCTGTATCTGCGCTTGACCAGCTCCAGGATCGCCAGGCTGTAGACGGTGAGATCGAGCGGTTCGTTCCTGGCGCCCGAGGGGTTCTCCCAGTGGAGCACCTGGAAGCCCTTGACCATCTTGGGCACGAGTCGCTCACAGGTCAGCCCCTGCAGGTACTCCTCCGTCACGTCATTGGGCAGGTGGATCGCGCCGGGGCCGGGCGCGTCTTTCTTGAGCCTGGCGTAGATGGTGCGCTTCAAGGTGTCGCCTCCCACCTGATACAGCGTCAGGCCTTTCTTGATCGTCTGCCCTCTGCTGTTGACGTCGACACGGCTGCCCTTGCCCAGCGCTGGCGCTGCCTTGGTGCTGCTGCCCTTCAGGGCCACCACGCCCTCCCTGGCCCGCTGCCTGCAGTATTCGTAGGCCTCCTGGGTGAAGTGGCCGCCGGTGTCAACGCCGCAGTGACGGACCGTCAACGTGCCGCCGCCCTCCATCGGCCACTCGGTCTTCCTGATGCTGTCGATCTGCTCCCAGACGTCAGCCTCAGCCGGGCTGCCCTCCACCTTCTGATGCCAGATCCGCCACATCTCCTCACCACGACCAAAGCCCCAGACGGTGGTCTCCAGCCAGGTGTCTTGGGTGTCAACGGCCATCAGCAGCAGGACGACGCCCTCGGGGCAGGTGCCGCTTGAGAACGTCTCAGCCTGTGCCCTGGCCATCAGGCCCTCGGCGTTGATCACCGCCACGGCCTCATCCTCCCAGGCCTCGGCTGCGCGCTTGTTCACCCAACCCTTCAGCAGCAGTGGGTCAGGCTTCGCCCTAAGGAACTCATCGCGGATTTGCTCCCAGCTGGTCCAGCCAGCCGGGGCATACCACCCGGGCAGGTGGAATCCTGCGGTGATGCCGTCGCCCTTGGCGGTCGCCTGCCATTGGGCACCGGCCAGCATCGTGGTCTTGTGGTGCTCGCTGACACGTTCTCCACAGGCCGGGCATTGCGCGAACACCTCACCATCGGGCCGGTCCCACTTCATGTGCTCGCGCCAGCGGAGCACCTCAAGCGATCCGCAGCAGGGCATGAGCACCGCCAGCTGTCGCCGATCTGATCGCGTCTCGTACTCGCTGGTGATTCTGCACATCCCGCGAGTGCCGGGTGTGCTGGTGATCAGCACCTTCCCCATGGGGAACGTCGATGTCCGAGCCTCTGCGTTCTCCAGGGGGTCGCCCTTGTCGTCTGCCTCGAACGGGTAAGACGACACCTCATCAGCCAGCAGGTAGGCCGCAGGCATCGACTGCAGGCCGCTGCCGCTGTTCGCGCCGGTGAGGACGAACAGGCCGCCCCTGAACTCCTTGAGGAACATGGTGTTGCCGCTATCCCTGGCCCTGGCGGGTGCGATCAGATCCGACAGGACAGGCGTCTCGCGCAGCAGGGGCTCCAGCCGCTGGCGGTTCAGACGCTTGGCCATGTCGAGGGTCGGCTGCACGAGCAGGGTCGGCGCTGGCCACAGGTGGATGATCGCCCCCAGCCAGTTCAGCACCACCTCGGTCTTGCCCATCTGGCTGCCGAACATGAGCACGACACGACGCCACGGGCTGGAGGGGCTGAGGCATTGCATCGGCTCCCGCAGATAGGGGGTCCGATCGGTGCGCCACGGGCCAGGCTCTGCTGAGCCCTTGGTCGACAGGATGCGGTGACGATCGGCCCACTGGTCAACGGTCATCGGATCCGGTGGCCGGAATCCGGTTTTGAATGCCGGCGTGTAGATCAGCCGGTTACTCATCCGAAATGCTCCTGATGGCTGTTCGGATCTCTTCTGTCAGGTATTGGTGCATTGCCCGGAGGTCGCTCATGCTCGCAAGCGTGGGGATCACCCGGTCGGGGATGGCCAGCATGTTGTCTCGCACGACTCGGGCGACGTTGAACGCTTCGGCTTTGACTTCAGCAGTAGAGATCAACTCGCCTTTCAGCTGCTGCAGCTCGATCCGTTCACGCTCGGCTTGCCAGACCGCCCGTGCTCGTTTGGCTTCTGCGAGTGATGGGCCGCCCCCTGCAGGGTGTGGCTGACGGGTGTCGATCGGGGCTGGCGGTGGTGGGAGCGCTCCACGAGGATCTGTGTTCCCGGCCCATTGCTGGTCTGCGAGCGTGGCGTCGATGTGCCAGCGGCCGTCAACCTTGCGAACGGCAGGCTCAGTCAGGCGGCCTGACTCGATCGCTTTGAGGACAGCAACGTGGGACGTACCGCGCAGGCCCTGCTCCTTGCGGTGCTTGGCATAGGCCTGGAGGTTCATTTGTAAGGGAAGTCAGGGCCTTTTGCGGTTTTTTCGATTATCCACCCGGCAAAGTCACCAAACTTAAACCACAAATGACCTGGGGCTCCTAGTTGACTTTCAAGAATCGGCCGCTGCACTCCGCATAGGCTTAACTCTTTCTCAATAATCTCATCAGGCGCGACCCCGGCAGCGCGTTTTCCCGCAAGCGTGAGCCGATAGAAGACTGTGCTTAAGTAGCCGCCGGCTGGTTCTAGCTTGTCGAATACAACAATCGCTCCGCCTGGTCTACAGGCATTACTTAAGCGATTCATAAGCTGAACACGCTTTCGAGGCTCAATAAACATCAGCGTTAAGAAAACAACGGCGAAATCAAAACCTTCATAATCAACATCTTCTGCCTTCGCGCAGGTTACTTCGCCAGGTGCGTCGTAGCGCTTTGTCATTTCAACAGAGGGCTCAACCCCAACCAACCGCGCTGAGCGATCTTCAAGGATCGGCGCAAGCGCTCGGCCAATGTTTCCCGTCGCTGCGCCTAAGTCGTAGACCAACCCGTTGTCGGGGATGTAGTGCCGCGCAATGTGCGTAATAGCATTCGTCGCCAGGTCGTACCAGGGCAGCTGCTCGCGAACGTGCCGGTCAAAGCCTGCGGCAACGTCTGATGCCTCGAAGGTCCAATTGCTTGGGATGTCCATAGTCAGAGCTTGCTGAGGATCTTGTCGGCAATGGACTGAGCGATGCGGGCCATCATCAGGGGCGGCACGGCGCGGCCGATCCGCTCCCACTGCTGGCTGAAGTTGCCGGTCAGAACGAAGTCATCAGGGAATCCGCCAATCCTCCGAAGCTCTTGAAGGGTGAGAGTCCGAGGCTCCGCCCAGTGATAGAGCTGCTGTGTGCCTTGGGTGATTGTGTTCGCCTGCCGGTGCGGCGATTGCTTGACGTGCGTCAGGAAGCTGTTCTTGCCCGTTAGCTCCAAACAGGTATCGGAAAGTGATGCGCCCGGCTTCGTCGCAAGCCAGTACCTATGCGTGTCAGTCCCGGGCTTAAGCCACTTTGCCTCTCCGCTTGCCGGGAGGCCCTCCACGGCTTCACCGACCGTGTACCGGTAGGTGAGGGGCGCGGGGTGCGCCGGCTCCTGTCCTAGATCATCCCGCACGCCAATAAAGATCGTCCGCTGCCGCATCTGCGGTACGCCGAGCCATTGTGCATCGAGCACACGGCAGCTCACCCGGTAGCCCGGCTCGCGGAGAGCCGCGAGGATCCGCTTGAAGTAGCCCTTCGCCGTGCCCTTCACCAGGCCGCTGACGTTCTCGGCAACGAAAACCTTCGGCCGGATCCCGTCGATTAGCCGGACGTACTCAAAAAACAAGTCGTCGACCCGCTGCGCCTTATCGCTGTAGGCCTTGACCTTGCCCCACCCGGCCTCTCTCTTTCCAGCTGTCGAAAACGCTGAGCACGGTGGCGAACCATCGAGCAAGTCGAGCTCGCCCCGATTGACGCTCGCCTTCTCCATCACCTCCTCCGGCCTGACCTGCCGGATGTCTCGGGTATCGAGGTAGCTGTTCGGGTGGTTGGCCTTGTAGGTTCGCTGCGCCTCTTCGATGAACTCGTTGGCATAGACCACCCGATAGCCCGCCATGCGGTAGCCGAGGCAGCTCCCGCCGCATCCGCTGAAGGTCGAAGCTACTTGGTAGCCGTTCCACGAGATTGCCTCGATCTCGCGCATTGAAGGAATGCGGTAGGCCGGTTTGCTCATTTCGTCTTGCCGCTCCACTCGTAGCCGCACGATGGGCAGCGGTGGTCAGTTTCAATGTCGTCGTCAACCTCTGCAAATTCTTCGGGAGGCTCTGCTCTGTCGATTCCCTCGGGGTCCAGCAGGCCTGCCAGCTCATCCTCTGACCAGCCCATGAGGGAGAGGTCGAAGTCCACCAGGTTCAGCGCGGCGATCTCCTGCTGCAACAGATCGGCATCCCATCCAGCGTTCAGGGCCAGCTTGTTGTCAGCCAGCACATAGGCGCGTTTCTGATCCGGGGTCAGGTGATTGAGCACCACCACGGGCACCTCAGCCAGCCCCAGATCCTTCGCCGCGGCCAGGCGGCCATGGCCCGCGATGATGCCATCCTTGCCGTCAACCAGGATCGGGTTGGTGAAGCCGAACTCCTGGATGCTCGCCGCGATCTGCGCCACCTGCTCGGGGCTGTGAGTCCGGGCGTTGCGCTCGTATGGCACCAGGCGCTCAATCGGCCAGCGCTCGAGCTTCGACGGCATCACGGGTTTGTCGGTCATCGCCTCAGGCCTTGTAAGCGCAGGTTACAGCTCCCGAGCGTTCGGGCGGCCTGGCGTAGGGTTGCCTTTCTCTTTATCCACTGCGGCGCAACGGCTCCCGGCTTGTAACCCTGTCAGATTTCTGCCGCTAGGAAAACAACGCGGTTCGAATACCAT